GACACTTAAAATTTTTAGATGAAATAGAACAATATCCAAAACTCTGCGTAGTAGCAGGGGATGAATTCAGAGAATATCAACCTGGAGCATTTAAATGGAGATTGTTGGATTTAACAATAAGAGTATACATTAGTGATGAAAATGATACTCAAGAAACACTAGCATTATTACTTGAAGATATTGAAAGTATTATAGATGATAATGATAGTTTAGTGTATGATGACACGGTCGATCCAAGTCTAAGTACAACTTCTTTAACAATAGGAAGTATAAGTACTGATGAAGGAGTTATCGCTCCTTTAGGAATTGGGGAAATGACAGTCAGAGTACGATATTAGGAAACAGGTAAGGCACATAAATATGTAGCCGCACCCTTTCCATTATAAAAACGGAGAAAGCAAAATGGCTTTAAATTTATCGAGAAATACGAAAGTATTTGTCAGCTCTGTAAATGGAGTACACGCAAGTGGTGGGTCAGTTAAAACTTTGGATTTAATTTCAGGAGTTAACGCGAGTCACGCTGTAGGCGACGTAATTACTTTTGGTACAACTAGTCAATCTGGTGCCGGACTAAAAGCAATTGTTGCAGCAGTTTCAAGCGGAAAAGTTACAGAACTTTATTTACCAAATAATTTCAGAGGATCTGGATTTGTAGACAATGAAACTGCAACTTCGACAGCTTCTACTGGAAGTGGTACTAATGGACTTATTGTAACAGTAAACGGAGTAACAGGTACAACAACAACTGATAACTCAAGAACAGCACTAGGACTTTTTAAAGGTAATGGTGACGGAACTGGAGCATCAGCAGTAGTAAATACTTTTAGAATTGGTGTTTTAGATGGATATAGTTTTTCACAAGGAAGTGAGGCAACAGATGTTACTATTAACGAAGCTGGTGCTACACCTAATCGTGGTTCAAAACGATTTAATGATTCTTTACCACCTGCAGAATGGTCTTTCGGAACATATGTAAGACCTTTCAAACATGGTACAAACAGTTGGAGAGATAGTGGCGACATGGATATGGTTGAAAACATTCTATGGGCTTCTATTGCAGGTGCATCTATTACAGATACCGATCCTTCAGGCACAACGTCTGATCCAGCGGTTATCATAGATGGCACATCAGCAGACGTAGACTTTGCAAGATCAGAGCATCATGAATTATTGAAACTTTCAATATTCTTTGCTCTTGAAAATACAACTTATCGTTTGAATGAGGCACAGGTAAATCAATGTGAGATTGACTTCTCAATTGATGGTATTGCCCAGTTAACATGGTCTGGAAACGCAACAACAATTGACCAAGTTTCAACAGTAATCGAAGATCCTTCAAAAGCACTTCATGTTCAAAAAGGCAATACAACTGCTAACCATAACACAGCTAATGTTTTAAATGGAACAGATAACTCAGTTACAACCGCTACTTTTGTAGAAGGGTATAACTTTGCTGATCCAACTGGACCAGATGATGCTGATTATTTAAGAAACAAACTGTCAACATTAACACTTGTTGCAGCCGCTCAAGGTGGTGGTTCAGCTTCTGGTGGATTAGATGCAAGAACATATGCAATTAACATTACTGGTGGTTCTATTAGTATTGCTAATAATGTAACATATGTAACACCTGAAACACTAGGTATTATTGACAAACCAATTGGCTCTTTTACAGGAGCTAGACAGATTACTGGTAACTTAACATGTTACTTGGATACAAAAGACGATGGGTCAAACCAATTACTTACAGACTTAGCTAGTGCAACGAACTTAGTTAGTAACGTATTTGATATGAGCTTATTTATGGGAGGCGCTTCAAGTGCTGTACCAGTCGTTGAATTTAGTATTCCAAGAGCACATATGCAAGTGCCAACAATCGAAACAGGGGATCTGATTTCTACTTCAGTAGAATTCTCGGCTCATGGAACTACATTAACAGATGCAGATGAAATGACCATAGTGTATAAAGGTTTAACAACTCACTCAGATTCTAGATATTCTGCAGACTTAACAGTAGAATAACAATGACAATTAAGTACAACTTTCTACGAGAAAGTAAAGTACACCTCGTACATGGCGGGAGCCGTTACTTATTGGTAACGGGTCCTGACGTGTCGTTCTCACAAACATTTGCGGAAGATGCATATGAAGTAAAGACTTTGCACGATCAGACAAAGATGTTTCAGGGAACAAGTATAACAAAAGCAAACCCTGCGGACTTTAGTTTTACAGTTTCATTAACTACAGAAAAAGATGAAACAATAGTAAAAAGTCTTTTAACAGATTATGATGCAACAGAAGGACAAACAAGAATTAATAGTTTTGACCTTTATATAGTATCTACTGAAAGTACTTTTAAATTAAATCAATGTGTTTTTACGAATGGCGATTTTAATTTAGCAAAAGGTTCAGCACTAACTTTAGCTGTCTCAGGACAAGCACAAAAGTTAGAAAGAGTAGGAAATGCTTCTTATTCACTCCCAGGTTCACTGGCGAGTGCTAGTTCGACAAGAACTCCCACCTTATCGCTTATTGATGTGGAAGTTGGCGGATCAGATGTTTCAAACATTATATCTGCTACACTAAGTGTTCAAAATGAAATATCATGGACACCTTATGAAACATTACAAAGCAGTCTTTCAGCAACAAATGCTTCAAATGCCATGTATCCTTCTGGGTTTACTCTCGGAAGACGAGTTGTTTCAGGTAATATAGTACAATATATTACGACTAACAATTCAAGTACAGTACAGACTTTTAACACAGACACTACAGTTCGTGTTAAAACGATAGTAAATGGTAATACATTCTTAGACGCAAACTTAGCAAATTGTATGTTTACTAAAAGAATGAATGTTCAAGAAGCTCTTACGCAGACTTTTGACTATCGTTTGGTAGGCAATCCTGCAAATTTATCAACCGTTATAACATACTAAGGAGAATATAACAACATGGAATTAAAATCATTACTAGTAGATAGTAAAACAACGTGGGTGGAATTCCCAGGATTAACAGGATTTGAAGTAGAACTTGCAAATCTATCAAGAAAAGAATTAACAAATCTTCGAAAGAAGTGTACTATAAATAAATTTAATCGTAAAACTCGTCAATTTGAAGATGAATTAAATGATGAAAAATTTGTAGTAGAATTTACTCGTTCAACAGTAAAAAACTGGAAAGGTTTAAAATTAGAATTTTTACAAGATTTATTACTTGTAGATTTAAAAGATCAAGACTCTAAAAAAGAACTAGAATTTTCAGAAGAAAATGCTCAAGTTTTAGTAGAAAATTCTACTGAGTTTGATAACTGGCTCAATGAGGTAGTCTTTGATTTAGAAAATTTTCGCACAAATAATGAGGGAAAAGTTAAAGGAACGCCTAGCCCTGTTTCTGGATAACAGAGATGTAGGAATGTCCAAGGATCAATACTTGGAAATGATGGAACAAATGGGTGAAGAACCTGACTGGTCAAAGTGTCCAGATGATTGGGAGGATTTTCCTGATTTAGTAATAGATGCTTTGAACATCTTCTATAGTTTAGGAGATAGAGTATACGCAGATATTGGGTATACAGGAAAAGATTTTGGTAGCTATAAAATGTTATTAAAGTCTTACAAAATAGAAAAACACCAAGAAGAATTTATACTTGACACCGTATTATGGTTAGATGGTAGAGCAATCGAAAAATCTCAAAAGCAAATAAAAGCAGAGAGCGATAGATTAAGAAGAAAACATGGCTGATAACAAAGTAATATTTGAAATAGTAACTACCGCTAAAGGATTAAAAGTTACTCAAAGACAAACCGATGATCTTGCAAAATCTGTAGATAGAGCAGATAAAAGCACTAAAAATCTTGACAAGTCTCAATCGCAAAACTATGGTCGTCAAAAACAAGGTCTTATTCAAACTGCAAATGGCACAAAAAACTTTTCTAAATTATCACAAACCATTGGGAGTGGCTCTTCTGGCTTAGTCGGAGCATATGCCACTTTAGCGGCTAACGTTTTTGCCGCCTCGGCAATGTTCAATGCTCTTGCACGAGCGTCCAAATTTCAACAACTACAAGAAGGTCTACAACTACTCGGTAATCAGAGTGGTAGAACTCTAAGTATTTTAGCGACAAATATTCGAGATATAACTGGAAGTGCTATTTCTATGGAACAAGCGTTTCAAGGAGCTGCACTAGGTATATCTGGGGGATTTGGTGGAAAAGAATTAGAAGGATTAGCAAAAATTGCAAAAGGTGCTGCAAATGCTCTTGGTAGAGATATGGGAGATGCGTTTGACAGGCTAACAAGAGGTGCAATTAAACTAGAGCCTGAAATTTTGGATGAATTGGGTATCATGGTGCGTTTGGATGATGCAGTAGATACATACGCAACTTCTCTTGGTAAAAGTGCTGGTGCACTATCACAAGTAGAAAGACGACAAGCTTTTATGAATGCAATTCTTGTACAAGGTGAGGCTAAATTCGGAGATATTGCTGACTCTATTGATAACTCAGTCTATGATAGATTGGCGGCTTCCTTTGCAGATTTAACAAAAGGAATATTTACATTTGTAAATGAAACTCTAATGTTAGAAAAAGCCATGGG